TGCAAGTCCATCGTAGTTTAACTTTATGACAAGAAAAAGGCCACCCGCAGGTGGCCTCAAACTTACCCTTGTGGGGCTGTTTTATTAGGTCGAACCGGGTGAACCGAAGACACCCAATGGATCAGACCAGCCAAACGAATAACGCTCGCGGGCTTTGTAACGAACGTTACCTGTGTCAAAATCACCATCCATAGATGTGGACAACGCCATACGCTCGAAGTGCTTCAAGCCGTTAGGAACGTCAGTTGTCAAGAACCAGCCGTTTGTGTCGGTCAGGTAGTGGTTAATGGTGTAGCCTTCAGGGATTGAACCATTGTTTTTCAACGCATTGATATCGTTGTCAGTTGTGCCAACACGGAGGTTGGTTTCCAACAAACGAGTAGCAACGAATTGCAAAGCTGGGGGAACAATCAATTTCTTAGGCTTAGCAGCGATCAACAGTCCGCGCTCATCAGTCCAAGCAGCAATCTGAATCACAGCGTTTTCCAACGATGTTTCATTCAAGTCAGCATTGGTTGAAGGACGGTTGCTGTTAGTGCCACCAGACACCAGTGGGTGCGCTGTAGAGAACAGAGCAACACCATCACCACCAACATAGGCTGCGCTAAAACCGTTGTTTAAGACGGATGCAGCTTTAACCTGCTTGGTGTAAGCCATAGCACGAGCCAGACCCTTGGTGTAGCGAGCAGACAAGCTGTCGTACAAGTTATCTTCAACCGCTTCTTCAGTGATTGAGAAACCCAAAGCGATGGTTTCGTGGTTATAGCGAGCCGTGAACGCTTCCTGCGCATTGTCATAAGCAATGGCTGAACCCTCGTTCTTGACTGGAGCAGCAGAGAAGCCAGACAGTTTTGTCTCTTCTTCGAAGCTACGTTCAGATTTCTCTGTTTCGTAGAGTTCTTTGTGCTCTTCGCCGTAGGTAGCGTACTGCAAGCCAAACAAAGCGTTGAGGCCCGGGAGCAGCTCTTTAAGTAGTTGTGCGCGTGAAATTGCCATTTTAAGTTACTCCTTAAGCAATGCTAGTACCAGCATAATACTGATGCTGACCAAAGTTAATCTTGACCAGAATCTCAGGGTACTGCAACAACACAATAGTAGTGTTTAATGTAGCAACAGGAGCTTGATTCAAAACAAACGATGTAGCACCGGCAGATGCGGCGGTGTCAACGAAAGAACCGGAAGAAACGTATTGACCGTTTGAATCCAGCGAACCAACGTCAGTACCGACAGGTAACGCGAACGGCAAAGCCGAACAGGTCACAGTAGCAGTAGAAATGCTGGAGTACGTTACCGTACCAAGCGAAACAGCCGTGTCAGTCACCAAGCCAAGCACGCGAACGGGCAAAGATGAAGTGGTGGCGGGGGTATCGCTAGGTGCAAGGATGGCGTTCTTAGAATTGCCAGTTGCAGTGCTACCTGTGTTGTTAATCATGGCCAAATTTTGACCAATCATGGCGCGAGCGCCAGAAGCAACAGCGGTAGTAGCAGAACAAACAACACCCTTGAACACTTGGTCAGGATCGTCAGCAACAATAGCTACTGCATCACCAGCCGCAGTTGATGCGGGCCAATATTGCGAGAAGGTCAACTGTTTAGTGACGGGGTTTGTGTAACGGCATCCCAAGAAGATACCTGTTTGATTGCCTGCTGTGCCAGTAGACACAGACAGACGCACGATTTCACCACGAGACAAACCTACGTAATCACCGTAGAAAATGTTCGTAGAGTAACCGTTAGTGATCGGGTAATCACGAGTAGAACCCGCGAAGACCTGACCTCCGATCAGATTGATCGGTTTTAGCCCATAAGGGGCGTCAATAACCGGATAAGCCATAAAAGACTCCTATAAATTATTTAGAACCAGAACCAAATCCTGTTCCGCGACTTGTTGTTGACTTGCGGTCAGCAAACAAGGGCATCCGAGGGTCATTATTTCGCATGAAATGATTGTCAACTGAATCCATCTGGTTTTGGGATTGTTTGTTGTAATACTCAGCGCGAGCCTCAACGCGTTCCTTGGGGGCTTTGCAAAGCATCAGCCCACCAATTTCCACATTGCCGTTTGCGTTGTTACCAAACAAAGCCAATTCCGGATGATCCACTGCTTTCACCGGCTCATAACCATCGCGCATCTGTAAGGACACGTTGTTGGCTAATGGCTGACCTAGCACATGAGTCGCTACCCAGCGAAACGTGTAATCTGGATCAGGTGTCGGATCGGGCAAGTTGCTCGGTGGTACGTATACCGTACGAGCAGATTTATCGCGTGACTTATTGTCACGATTTGAGCGGTCAATAGTTTCAGCCATTTCAGTTCTCCAACTTTGCTACTTGAACAGCATATTGCTGTGGGGTTAAACCAAATTTTTTCGCTAACGCTACTTGCGTTTGAGTCAGCTTAATTTTTCCTGCACTCGTAGAACGAGATACAGAGGCAACCACTGTCGTAGGTCGTTTTTGAACCTCACCAGACCTTGGCTTGTCATTTGTCTGCCCGAATAAATCAGGAAACGTTGACTTCATGCGACCATCAATTTGATCGAAATATTCAGCAGAGCGGGGATCCACTCCGTTTGAGACTAGTTTCTGATGCAGCCCTAGTGCGTAGCTGGTGTATTCTTCAAACCCTTGCTGTCCGAACCACTGGTTTTTTGCCTGCCAGCGCAGAGTTTTTTCGTCCGGTTCAGCCCTTGAAGGTTGGGCTTGTTGTGTTTGTACATCAAAATTATCTTCCTGTAAAGGGGTAGGCCGATAATTTTTTACTTGTTCTGCACGGATCTTTGCATCCGTAACTTCTTCTAGGGCGGCAACGATTGCGTCATTGTCGAAAGCTTCCTGTGCTGCCCTAAGTTTGCTACGTGCTGTGGCCAACTCGAATTCGGCCTTACCTTTGGCCCCCTCAATGATGGCTTCTTGTCCTGTGTAGACGTTTTGTTTGAGGCGTTTATTTTCCTCAATTAACTGTTGTGCAAGACGCTCAAGCTCTTGCTTCTCACGCATTGTGGCTTCTTTGATACGGCGCTCGTCATGACGGGCATGGGTCAATTCTTTGATGCGCCCCTTAACTTTATCGGAGTAAGATTCAATCTCCTCTTCCGTTGGGTCAAGTACTTCACGGTCTAGGGGTTTGCGACCTCTGTCACGCTCAGGGGTGTCATCTTCAATTTCAATTTCTACTTCGCCTTCGCCTTCAATCTCAAACTCAACCTCGTTGGTCTTCTTGTCTTCAATTTCGTCGGGGAACTTGTACTGTTCAGCCATATTATTCCTTTCAAGCGCGGGTCAGGCCGCGAGGGTCTTGCACAACAGCATCAACTTGGTCGTCGTTGATGAGACGGAACTCCTTGCCAAAGATCTTAAATCTTGTACCGGAGTAAGTACGTACTAACACGAAGTCGCCCTCTTTACACCATGCTCCGTTAGGAAACTTGGCGGTGTCGTTATACGCATCAGGGCCAACTTTCAAAACAAACAACACAGTGGTTGCTGTTTCTTCTTGGCGCATAAACTCAACTGGTTTATACAGGTTTGATCCTGCAATCTTCTCGTCGACATCTGGCACAGCGCAAAGAATCTTCCAACCTGTTGGGGTGGGAAGTTGCGTGGCTTTCATTTCGTCTGAAGCATCAGGCTCGGGTGCATCCAAAGATTGGATGGGTTCAGGCAGTGCAAAAGCACCGGGGGAGAAATCAAGATCACTCATTGGATTCTTCAACTTTCTGCGCAAGGTCAAGTAGATAACGCTCTGCGAGGGCTAGACCCTGAATAATCCCGCAGAGTTTTTGGTACTCTTCAAAAGTACGACACGAACCACCAGCCAAGTCGTCGGCATAGTTGTTCATGTCAGTGCGCATTTTTTCACGTAATACGCGTACGAAGTCTTGAATCATGATTTAGGCTCGCGTTGTTTGCTGCTATTTGAGAGCGCAGCAGTACGCGCTTGTAAATCCATCTGGGCTTTACTCTTTGCAATGTCGGCACCAATTTGGATACCGGCACGTTCTTGTTCAAACTGTTGCTTAAATTCGCTCTCTTTAATTTGCGCACCTGTGCGAAGAGCGTCTAACTCCAGTTTGCCGCTGACTTCTTGCTCTTTCAAAGCCTGTGCATCGGCCTTGGCTGCAGCATCCATCATGATTTTCTGTTTCTTCAACTCTAGCTCTTGGCCCTTGAGTTGGAGTTCCTGCATCTGCAACTGCATGACTGGGTCTTGCATCTGTTGCTGTGCCTGCATCTGCGCAGCCTTGGCTTTGTTTTGCATCATCACTTGGTTGGCCGCTTGAGCCATCATGCCCGACAACGCGATCTCCACCTGTGGTGGCAACTTCTCGTCTTCGGGTGGCAGGGGCATACCGAGCTGCTGCTCGATCTGCTGGCGCATCTGGTAACCGACGTGCTCTGCAATGTGCGCCGTGATTGCGCCCATGATCTTGGGAGCCTGTGGATTTTGGCCAATAAACTGCATCATCATCGGGTCTTGCATCAGCATCATGTGTACTTGAATGTGCGCAGCGTGATCTTGATGCAAAAACGCTTTAAGCGGCGTACCCTTGAGTGCATTTTGATTCTCTTGCACGGGGTCAGTCGGCTTCATGTCCTCTTTAATTGGCACAAGTTTCTCAGCGTTTTTAATACCTAACACGTTCAACATACCGCGGTGTAGCTCGGGTAAGTTGTAAATGTCTGGAGCCATCTGCGCCATCTGAATGACGGCTTGATACTGGATAACGCGCTGAGACATAGTCGCAGCGTTAGGGTCTGACACGGGGATAACGTCCACCAAGTCGTAGTCGGCTTTCTTAGCTTTGCGAGTGCCGTACTCGGGTGTGTATGTGTAGTCCGCGTCTGTGTAGTCGCGGATGATGTTCTTGAGAAGCTTGAACTCTTGCTTCAATGCAAAGTGCACACGAGCCTGCACCGCAGTCATCACCTTCAGTTGACGCTCCAAGAGAGCCAACGTTGTACCCACGGGCGCGTTAGCGCTCATGTCAGACACCTTCATATCCGCCGTTGCTGCAAAACGTCGGCCTTCGTCAACAATTGTCTGCATTAAGTTAAACAGAGTAGCGCTTGGCTCCTTGTATGGGAGCGGTAAGATGTTGTCGCGGATTGTGCCCGAGCCAACGTCTACGTCACGGAACTCTCCGGGTGCGATTGGTGTGTCATCGCCTTTGATGCGCAGACCGCGTGTCTTGAGTCCGCCGGGCAAGTTGCTAAGTGTTCCTGCATCGACAAGTTGTCGCATGAGGGATGTAGCGGATTTAGCAAAGCCTCCGATAAGATGGAACAACCCGAAGCCGTAAGCTCCAAAACCCGGAATATATTGGTAGTGAACAAAGTGCTGGCGCTTGAGTCTGAGGTCATCATCTTCCTTCCAGTTGCGGCGGATTGACAGGATGTCGTTGGAGCCTTTAATCAACGTGACAACGTATGGCAACATGATGCC